ATGCATCCTCAGGGATCTGAGGGGTGGCTCAAAGCACGGGCAGGAAAAATCAAAGCTAGTGTGTGCGCCGCATACGAAGGCATCCACCCCTACATGAGTGTTCAGGATCTGGTTCGCCAAGAGGTGAGGGCGATTCTAGGTGCCGAGTCTGAGTTTCAAACCAACGCCGCCGTTGAGCATGGCTCAATGATGGAAGAGTACGCCCGCGTCAAGCTGGAAGAGATCAAGCGCTATCGCGTCGAAGAAACTGGCATGGTGACCCATCAAGAGCATACGTTCCTAGCCGCGTCACCCGACGGGCTGGTGGGCATCGAGGGTGGTTGTGAGTTCAAGTGTCCCTATCCTAAGTGGACCAAGGCGCCTTACTCAGTCTTTGATGAAAAGCGAATCATGTACTTGTGGCAGTGCTACATGGTCATGGAGGTCTGCGATCTCGATTGGTGCGACTTCATGTGCTATCTCGCAAAAGATCCTCAGGCCGAAGGTCAGTGGCATATCGACAGAGTACAGCGCAACTGGGACTGGCTTGATGAGGAGCTAGACGGTCGCCTACTGCCAGAGCCAAGCAAGGGTAAGGTCACTCGACTGGATCTTTACAAGGCTTGGTACGACTTCATCCAAGAAGAGGCCGCAGATCCAGTGCGGGCGCAAAAGCATCTTGATCCTCTCGTGCCTGACTACGAGGAGATCGAAGACGCTCAGCTCACAGAGCTGGCGGATGTACAGGGAAAGATCAATGAGATCGAAGTGCTGAACCACACGGCGCTTGCTGAGCTTGAGGAGCTGAAGTCACACCGTGACTCCCTCAAGAAAGAGCTAGTTAAAAAGTATGAGCGCTCCATTACCAATGGATGGGTGTCCATACAGGTCATTCAAAAAACACCTCCGGTTGATTATCGAAGGGCTTTTGAGTTTCTAGGCGGGGAACAAGCCCTGCTTGAGAAAGACAGTTCGCTCGACACTTTCCGTCGCACGAACAATTCACTGCAATCATCAATCAAGACAATCGGAGACAACTAATGCAGAACAAACCTACCGCCTTTGAGGCAATCAATGCTGGTAAGGGGCGCCTTTACCCGCTAGATCGAGAGAAGAAGCTTGAGAAGTACAACAAACTCAAGCAGTACGGCTGGTTCCAAGAGCTTGGGAAAGAACAGCAAGCTCTAAAGATTCCAAGTTTCGACGGCTGGCTCAAGATCGATCAAGAAATGATCGACAAGTTGCAAAGCACTCTCGACATGAACGGAGGTCAAGCCTTCCGTTACAACCTCGAAGTGGCTGAGCAAAAGCGAGACGGCGAAGTCACTCAACTCAATGTCGAGTTCTGGCTCCCTAACAAGCCTGCAAGGCCTGCGCCTTCACCTGCGCCGGCTCCTGTGCAGGACGACCTGCCAGAGGATGACATCCCCTTCTAAGGTTATTTATGGGCGGTTTAAGACTTACACGAGCAGTCGGTTCTCTCCTCTACGGAGGGGAGAAGCTCGATCCAGAGAACCCTGAAGAGACTTACGATCACAAGATGTGGGTACGAAGAGTCCGAGATCACGATGGAGCGCAAGATTGCTTCGTAACAATCACGAACAAGGAGGGCATGACAGACCTTGTTCTCACTGTTGGGGACAAACCTTCTCGTTTGTCTTCATCAGTATCTATCCAAATGGTGGGCATACAGACCTATTTTTATGGGAACGATGACCACTGTGAGGTGTGCGGACGGGGAGATCCCGCTCAAAGAAAGAGCGTCCCTCAAGCTCAAATCTTGGTCAAAGCACCAAGGAGATATCAAGTCATTCGCGAAAACACGAGGAAACGTAAACAATGAGCGAAGTACAAACCATCATCATCGACGGCAAATCTTATAACGCCGAAGACATATCTGAGCGATGCCGGAACATGCTGGTACTCGTTCAGCAAACTAACCAAAGCATTTCAGTGCTTGCACCGCTGATCGAGTCGGCGAGAGCAGGTGCTGATGCAATCTTATCAGACGCTAAAAAACTACTGCCGGAACCCCTTCCCGCTACTGATGAAGTAGAAGAGGCAGAAGTCATTAGCGAAGATTCTGGTACCATTAATTAGCCAAGGCCCGTTTGGGTTTCCTTACCGGCTTGGCGCACCGGTTGGCACGACGCGCCACCCTCCCAGTGAGAGGTTCCTTGCTTGGGGGACGAGTAGACATAGATCGTCGAAAACTCCCCCTTTTTTAGTTAGACTTGGACTGCTGTGAGGGGCTTCATACACGGAGAGTATTTATGAAGTTCAGAGATGTAGCAGAGCGTTACCTAAAATTAAAAACAAAACGAGGCAACAACAAAAGTCGAAGCGCACAGGCGGCGATCAGGAGCTTGATCGATAGATGGGGTAACCGTAGTGTTAAGTCCATTCGTCGAGTTGACATCAATGACCTGAAGGAAGAGTTACTTTATGGAAAGGGACTTAGTAACGCCTCTGTCAACACGTACCTCAAGTACCTTAGGCTGATTCTGAATTACGCCAGAGATGAGTTAGAGATCGTCGAGACGGTGCCAACGATCAAGACGTTGCCAGAAGAAATGAAGGAGCTTTACTTAGAGCCTGATCAAGTCAGATCGTTAATCAGATGGCTCGACCCGCTTCGGGCTGACATGGTGGAGTTCGCATTGGCTTGCGGTCAACGCAACAATAATGTGCGAACCCTGCGCTGGTCACAGATAAGCAGGTGCGGAGAACTGATGACGTTCGCGTCTTCCGAAACAAAGAACGGTGAGCGGTTGATTGTTCCCCTTAACGATGATGCCAAAGCAATCCTCCGAAAGAGGGAGCGCTATCAAGAGGAGTTAATCAAGCGAAGACCATTCCTTCGAGGGAAGATTGACTGCGTGTTTGTTCAGGAAAACGGCAAGCCGTTCAGTAGAGATGCGGTCGGTAATAAGACTTGGCGGAAGGCGGTGGACTTAGCTGGACTACCAGCCGGCACAACCTTCCACACATTGCGACACTCGTTCGCAACGTGGCATCTACAGGCTGGCACTGATGCTCGTGAGCTGATGGATATTGGGGGATGGAAGTCGATGAACTCGCTTCTGCGCTACACCCACATGAACAATGCTCACAAGAAGCAGGCGGCAAACCGGATTGTAGGCATGTTAAGGGGGTAGCAGAACCTTGGATTTGGGTTCACGTCATTTCAAAAAAATGGCCGGAGCGGAACACCAAAGGGTTCTGTCCCTGCAAAACGAAAAAAAGCCTGTAAAAACAGGCATTTAGGAGTGTGGAGCGGGAAACCAGATTCGAACTGGCGACCTGTACCTTGGCAAGGTTACTGCACCCATTTGTATAAAAATCAATAACTTACGAAGCCTTCTCACAGCAATCAACTCCGTAAGTAACTGAACCTTGAGCGCTTATTTCTGGTCTTTGACCTCTGAAGTAAGGACGCCCAACTGCACTTGCATGTCGTTCACCGTCTCTCGCAGATCAGCGATTTCCTCACTACGTTGTTCGAGGTACAGGATCTTGCTGTCCTGTCTAAGATCGTCGGGTAGGGCGCCTCGAAGTCCTAACGGCCACTCCCGAACAAAGTCAGCGTTGTCTCTGATGGTCATGTCCTGAATTGTTTGCTGATGCTCAATGGCGATGATGCGAGTATCCAGCGTGACGTAGGCTGACGTAGCCATAACTAGACCAGCACCAAGCGCAATCAGATTCCGTAAGGGAACAGACAGTCTTGTGTTGTCGTCTAGCTCTGGCATGGCATCACTTACGGTTTCACCGCGTCAAATCTTTTGTTGTACTCGTCGAACAGCTTCTCTTCAGCTTCTGCGATTGCTTGCAGTCGCTTCCATCGAATCATCGAGTCGATCACCTTGTCATCGTAAAGGGCTTTCTTTTGCTTCCTAAGCTCTCTCAGCTTCTTCTCTACGGCTTTATGGGTTAGCTCAAACTGATACAGCTTAGGTCCGAAACGTCTCTGTAAGGCAATCTGATCCGCTCTGTTGCTTTCTTTGAACTCTCTCCTGTACTGCAAGAACTCAGCACGGCTTTCGTAGAACGAAATTCTGTCTGAGTACTCGCTCGCCATAGGCATAAAGGTACGCAGGATGGGAACGTCTTTTGGCAGTAAATCTGGTTCCTCTGATTTCAACTTCATAATAGTGTCAGAGGAATCATCTAAGAATCGGCCAACACCACCCATCAAGAACTCGTAGATGTGCATCGCCCTTTCTGGGCTAAAGTCCCCCCATCCACTTCGGTATTCACTGCCGCCAGTCAAATCATTCATGAATTCAGCTATCGACTTCATCACTTCGTTGGTTCCACGCTTGCTTGCGTAAGCGTCAGGCTTCTGCACAAACAATGGGTTTTGCCTGATCGCAATATCGGAGCCGAAGAAGTTAATGTTCGAAACCAATTCAATGCCAAGGTCACCGAGGTCTGGACTCAAGAAGAACATCCCTTTCAGCATCGCGCTTTCGATTAGCTCTCTATCGTTCCCTGTGGCATGCAAGCTCATGGGGTTGAAGTGATGATCAACAGATGTCGCGAGATCAACAGCCACCTGCTCTGGCGTCTTGATACCCATGACCATTTCAGCACCGAAACGGCCTATGTTGTCTAGCAGTCCGTAGCCATATGGCATTGGCATTGCGTAGCCTTGCCGACCGTCAGTAAAGACCATAGACGTCTTCATCACGTACTCGTTGTAGTCAACGTAGTTAGACTCACCGTCATCGTCTTCGCCGGCCATCTGTATGTTAGCCAGTGTTCGAGCAAACCCGAACATAACCATGCTTGCCGCCAGAGTTTGAGCTTTGCTAACGCCACCCTCTTTCTTACCGCGAGTAAGGGCTTTGATGATGTTGACGTTGCCCTGAATAGCCGCATTGAAGAACAGATACAGGCTATCAATTGCCGAACTGTACTCGCCCTTTCTGTTGAAGTTAACGGTCAAGTCTTTCGCTAGGGTTGCCGCATCAGCTCGATCAACGCCAGCTCTTCTGGCTTCGATGTAGGTAGCTAGGCGGGCCGCATTCTCTGTTGTTTGATTTAAGTCTTCTACAAAGTCAAAGAAGGGCCGCATCTTGTTGATGCCTCTAGCCTTAGCTGTCTGGCCCATGATGTTTTCGAATCGCTTCTGTTGCTCTTCAAGAGACTTAGCGATGGACAATCCGGTAGGCGCTCCATCCTCTACATATTCACGAGCAAACTTATCGTATTCTCTAGCCTCTTCTGTCTTACCTTCAGTGTCTCTAGCTTGTCGCCAGTATGCCCTCAAAGAAGGCACATAAGACTTACTAACCTTGTATACAAGATCAGTGGCGCTTCCAAACTTGCCCTCTAATCGACCGCCTTTTGCATCAAGCTCAGAAATAGCAAACGCCAAGCCCGTCTGCACGTCACGCAGTGGGTTAACCAAACCCCAGCTTGGGTTGTAGTTAATAAGCATGTTGCGCCTGAAGTTCTGGAACTCCTGCATGACGGTCAGCGCTCGGTTCATGAAGTCAACTTGATTGTTGAACATGCCTACGCCGCCACTCTGCAACTGACGATTCAACTCCTGATCTCTAACCTCGATGAAGAACGACTTGCCTCGACGCTTGACCTCTATGTATCTAGGTAGACCGTCGTCAGCCCTGCGCTCAGAACGCATCTCCTGATTACTCTTCATCTCAGCAGGGTTGTCGTCACGAGGTGGTCGTACCTTCTGGTTGTACACCCTCCAGTTATCAGGTGACTGGAACTTTTCAAACATCTTGAGGAGTTTTTGGGCGGTTCTATTTTTTTCCGCCCGAACAATTTTTTCCTCTGCGTCCTTGAACGACACAGTCAACGGATTGACCGGTAGTGTTACACGACCCTTGGCCTTGAAGCTTTCTGATCCCTTGATGCTGAAGCCCTGAGTGCCACTACCGCCCTTCATCTCAAGACCTTCTGGGAACGCCGCAAAGCCCTTGAGGGGAACGTAGAACTGATAGGTGTCCTGCCAGTCCTCCTTGGTCTTGTTGTCCAGCAAGCCCTGTTCAACCATGTTCTGCCTCATCTCTGACAGCATGGCATAGACTCGCTCAGCAACCTGTTCGAGTTCCTGAGATCGACCCTCGTTTTCGGCAAGCTCGATGGTGGCTTGCGCCTCCTCATCGGTCATACCGGAACCTTTCTCTTGATACTTGAGAGGAGCGGTTTCTAGGATCTCAAGCTTTCTTTGGAGACGTGCAAGCTCTGCGTCGTTGTCGCCACTAAAGCTATCTATCTCATCCCTAACAATCTCGATCTGAAGATCTCGAAGCTCTCGCTCCTGCTGAGCTATCTTGGCATTACGTTCTGGCGCGTGTTTAGCCAGCAAGTACAAGCCAACCTGATCCAACTCAAGATCAGAATCCCTGATTAGCTCAGCGATAGGAACAACATGCGCTTTCTCAAAATCTTCCAACTGCTTCTGGACTTTTGAGTGCATCAGGTTTTCGTTGTCATAAGCAGAGAAGACCGAAGGCAATCTATCCAAGCCAAGGAACTCTGCAAACCTGTTCTCGAGATCCTTCAATCGCTCCAGTCGGTCACTTAACTTTCTAGTGACCGTCTTGGGCATCACCTTCTTGAGGCGCGACTCTACGCTCTTATCGACAGAGAAGTCGTCATTCAGGTTGAAGCTAACGTCGCTGTTATCAGGCTGAGGTACACGGATAAACTGAGGACTATCGTCAATAAATCCGGTAACTTCGTTAACGTATCTGCCAAGCGCTGTCTTGAAGGCGGGAGATACATCGAAGTTTTCGACAGGATCTACATCCTTGAACAGCGATCCTAGTGCTTGATCTACTGTGTCAAAACCTAAGTAGTCTTCACGCTCTAGCGCCTTAAGTAGCCTCTTAAATCTTGGACTGACCTCAAGCTCGTCTATCCAGAAACGGCTTTCTTCTTCAAGCTCACTGACTGAATCGTGGTAAGGGATGTTTTCGTTTTCACGAGCCGTATCCCTAAGAGCTATTGTTCTGGCGTCTTCGCTTTTGTAGGAAGGGTTCCTTGCGAACTGCGGTTGGCTTTCATCTTGAGAAGGAGCCGCTTCATTGCCGCTTCGCCGGCTTTCATTGCCGCCGCCTCCAAGTCTTTGGAGTTGGTCAACTGTGATTTCTGAGATTGTTTCATTGGTAGAGGCTCCTCTGTAGCCTGCTTCCCTAGCCGCATTGATCATATAGAACCAACGCATAGCTTGTAAAGTTGATGGGTCAGCAGATAGTCCAGTTGTCTTGTCGAACTCCTCCTTGAACAGCGTAGAGAATTCTTGGAATAGCTGGTCTTCCGCAACATTCATGGGCAAGCCAGTGTTCTCTTGGAACAGACCGTCGAAGTAGCTTCGAATAAATCGCGACTCCCACACGTCAATAGTCGTGTAGCGTGGGTCACCTGACAGGTTCATAGTGTAGGCGCCAATCTTCTTGTTGAAGATAAAGAACCTTGGTATCAACTCGTCTTGTCCGGTTGCCTGCTCGACCAGTGACCTGATCGACGGGATGTTGGGGACGTTACTGACGTAGCCCATCTCTCTGTTGAAGGCTTGCAACTCTTTTGCTGTGACGCCTTCCTTCAAGAAATCGACGGCCTGTCGTACACCGCCTTTCTCTTTGATCAAGCGATCAAATACCTTGAGGCTTCTGGCTTTGGTTGGGCCGGTTGTGCCGGATATCGAGATAGGGCTAGACGATATGATCGCGTTACCTTTCTGACTCTTGCCCATAACAATAGAGTCGAGGTTTCCCTCTCTCTTGAACAGGTCAAGTACGCGGACAGCATCGCCTACGTTCGAGCGTAACTGTGTTGCAGGTGACGTCAATCCGTTAGCCACTTGGAAGAACAATAGATCGTCATCTGTCACTGAGCCAAAGTGATCTTCTAAAGCTCCTCGAACAGCGGCCATGTCCTCATTGTAGTAGTTGTTGTACTTCGGATTCTCTTTGACCCACCCGTCGATGTCTTTGACTGCGCGTTTCGCGGCAGTTCTAATTTTGTCAGGGGTTACCGTCCCTCCAACCTCTTCCATCATTCGAGGCCAGAAGTTACCAAAGAACTCCTCTTCTAAAGCGCTAGAGTACTCAGCGTATTTGGTCTTTGACCGCTCTACAGCGTTAGAGATTGGCACCTGCTTGCGAGCAAAGGCTGGATCTTCAGGTGCATCCCGTTCCTGAAGGTAGCCATAAGACACGTACTTGCCGTCCTCTACAAGAATCTGGCTTTCTTCGTCTTGTTGCTCGTCGGTAAGTTGCTTCTTGAGATTTTCAAACTGATTGTCTTCTAGTGACTTAAATTTTGCGCGAAGCTGTTTCTCTGTCACTGGAGATTTTTGATCGATAAAATCGAACGCCTTGAAAACAATCTCACTACCTACCTCAGGATTCAGAGGCACGTTATAGGAGTCCTGTCCGGCGTCAATTAACTTCTGTCGATGATCGATCAAAGAGTTAATGGCTTCTTGCTTGGTCGTTCCAAGCATGTCTCCAAGATCAGTAACCTTCCCGTCAATCGACTCAAAGTTAACATCACCCCCAGCTTCAGATGCATCATCATCGAAGTAGAGCGTGTAACGATCTCCGTCCTCGAAGGTTACGATGTATTCGCCGGTCTGATCCCAGTTAACAGCCTTATTGAATGTAGGCTTTTTACTTGTTGCACGTAACGTAACGGGTACTCGAGGTTCCCCTGACGCAGTCTCAGCATCTTGCCGAGGTTCAGGAGCAGGCTGTTGAGTTTGCGGTACGGTGTAAGAAGGCGACCCGTCACTGCCTATATTTTCTTCGAGCATGCCCATTGAAAGCATCTCGTCTATAAGCTCAACGGTTGGGTTGTAACCCTGACGAAGCTCTAGCTGTATCGGGGAAACACCCTGAACCTCGCCCTGCGAGGATACGAAGTCAACTACCTGTTGCCGTAGAAGTCGTCCAGCCTCGTCCCCGTCTTGATCTTCGGTCTGTTCTCCCAGTTGCGGATCGGCTTGCCCCGCCTCAGGGCTAACTCCGCCATCTTGTCCAGCTCCGTCAGTGTCTTGAACTTCTGGGCTTCCTTCGATGGGGGGTGCCCGAACTTCTCCAGATATGCCTGAAGGTTGGGTGGAAACTGCTTCGTCTTGAGTTTGATTGTCTTCACGGACGATATCCTCTGCGGTCTGTGACGCATTGTCACGTAGCGCCTTGATCAATCTGTATGCGTTAGGAGCATTTTGCTTTAACAGCCTTGGATTTGCTAGGTATACAGCACCTAGCTGAGCGAACACTTCTCGCTGTGCCGCTCGTAAAATGTTGGGTCTATCTTCTGGTGTGGCGGCCAGCAGGTCTTGCTCTAGATAGTTAAACGGATAACCGAACCCCTTACCTAGTTGAGTCTCCTGATCCCACTGCTCGTACAATTCCGCAACAGCGTCGCCAACCCGCAGGTCAGGTATGCCGTCTCCATCAGTGTCCTCGAACGTCATCTCTAGATCTGGCAGATTTAGGGTGTAGCCGTTCTTGTCGTCAGCGATATGCCACATTTCATGTGACATGTAGTAGCGAAGCTGTCTAGCTGTTTCTTCGTCCTGAAGCGCCTCCTCGAGGATCTCAGGCTTTACTGCTATCGACTCATTTTCTGGGAAGTATGCGGCCACTGCGTCATCAAAGATGTCGATGTCACCATCAAGCGCATATGTGCCGCGAAGCGCCTCAACGTGCTGGCGAGGCATACCTCTATCCAAAAGATCTAGAACAACCGAAGCAAGCTCCTCTTGCATTGGCGCAACTGGTGCATCTGAATCAGCGCTGGTCTGGCTTTCTGAAATTGCGTCAGCGATTGGACGCAGAATAACCTTTTCATCTCCAGACTTGCTGTCCATTGAAGGATCGCCAAGACGTGACTTGCCTTGTGTTTGAAGAATCCTGCCTATGCTCAAGCTTTCAGGGGTAAAGTCATCATCCCCTTCGATCTGTTTCTTTTTAGCACCAGCAGTCTCTTGCCCTCGTAGCTCATCAGCCTTTTCGTTCATAGACATTGGCGTCGATGTGGCGAAGATTGGACCTTCGTATCGGACCTGCTCTGCAACCTCCTTTTCAGGCTGGACTTTAATTCTCTTCTGCTGATTTAGACCTAGTCTGTTCAGGGCATTTTTAGCTCGTTGCTGTTCGATACCATCAAGCTTAGTAACCGCCTCTCTGACAGCCTCAATCGGCGCGATGTCATCCTCGAATCCATCTGCCATTACCTGCTCTTGCAGTGCTATAGGCATGTCTCCCATATAAACAGACGTGGACTCTTGATCCATTGGCATTTCACCAAGATCAACAGTCTGTTCTTGGGGGGTGTTATCTGTTTCCGCCGCCGCATTTTTTGCGGCTCGCTTAGCATCAACCATCTTGCCAAGAGTGTTGTCGTATTCGGCTGGATCGAAGGGTGGTAGTGCGCCTAAAGAGCCACCAATCACTCCGCCACCGATGCCTCCGGCTACAAAGCTGTTGAGGTACAAAGAGCGAGCATTTTCGCCCGCCATTATCTCAAAGAATTCCTGTTGCTCAGACTCAGGCAAACTTTCATTTGCCCAAGCAACAGCGGCTCGACCCATCACTTCTTGCATGGCCTCAACACCGCCTTCAACACCTGCGGTTTTCGTTGCCTCTGTGATGATTCTTCTTACTGCGCTTCTGTTGTCGTTGATCTGTTCCGCAATACCGGTTCTGATTCCCTCTGGAGACTTGTCTGGGTACAGTTTTTTGAAGGCTCTCATTGGTATGCCAATGGAATCCAGAGCGCCCTGAGCAACACCCACAGTGAGCGCCGCAACAGGATCTAACTTGCCCGTTTCTGCCTCAATTTCAGTGAAGTTTTCTGCGGAGTTAAGAGCAACGCTGTATGCTCCAGCGCCAGCTATTGCCGCTCTTTGGGGGATCTTTCCAAGGGCTTGATCTTCGTACTCTTTTCGAATCTTTTTAAGAGCGATCTTGTTTGATGTTGCGACTGCTCCGTCTGCTACGGCTTGCTGGACCCTCGCTTCTACAGCGTCTTGAACTTGATTCTTGACAGCTTTCTTTACGCCAGCCTTGACGAGAAGGCCAGCTCCACCGCCGCCAATAAGGTCAGGAACAAGAGTACCAAGGGTAAACAAGCCATAATCAAGAGCGTCGCCAAAGCTTTCAATATCTTCAACGCGCTGGAAGTCACCGCCGATCTCGTCAGCTTCGGCCATCTTCTCGTTGTAGTATGCAAGACCATCACGTACCCAGTCCTCCTTTCCCAGAACAGAGCCGGCGAGAGCCTTTAGACCGCCGCCAAGACCTTGGGTCTGATCGATACCCGCCCGAATGCCACGGCCAAATTGGCTGTAGTCTTCCTCTTCAGGCTCATCTAACTGCTCAATTTCTTGAGACGCAGAAGCTCTTTCTTCACGCTCTAGCCGGCGTTGCTCTCGTCTCTGTCTCTCGAGAAACAGGTCCAATGATTCGTCATCATCATAGGATACTAGTGGCATCAAAAACTCCTATGAGTTACGGCTGTTTAACTATCTGTGTATCTCTAAACTCTCTAAGCCTTGCCATGTTTTCTGGCGTGATGCTTCCATCACTACTGAAGAACTCGTTGATTTGAACAACCTGCTGTGCTGATAGGTTGTCTATAGATGTTCCAAGAAACTCTTCAAGGCCTTGCATGGCTTCGCCAGCAGTAACTTTTCGCCCACGACGATTAGTGGTGGCTACGCGCTCACCAGACCCTACCGAAACTGTTTTGAGGGCGCTTCTTGTTTGATTTAAAAACGCATCAGATCTTTCGATTTTGCTAGTTGTTGTCCGCCCATAGAGAAGACGCTCTCTAACGCGCTCTCGTAAAGCTTGAACATTGTTTATAAGATCTTGAGCGTCCTCGCCTTCCTGAAGAATTCCGCCGTAGTTTGGTCCCTGTTTACTAAGAACACTATCTATGTCGGTTCCAACTGTTTCGGCTTTCTCCAGTTGCGTGATAATAGTGTCGGTCATTGTTTTGACGGTAGAGTTAAACTTGTCAATGCCGCCATGATCACGTTCGATCAGGCGCTCATCCACAAGCTCTTTGAACTTGGGGTTTGCCTTCAAATCTCCGATCATTCTGGCCCTGCCAGCATATGCTTGAGCCGCTTCATTTAGACTGATGCTAAACGGACTGCCCGTACCATCCCTGTTATCTGTGAGATCGGGATAGTAGTAACCTATTTTCCCATCTTTGGTTTTGTACTTGACGGCAACCTTGGCCTGAAGCTGACCAGCAACAGCCGCTTGTCCTGTTTCTGGATTTGCTGGCGTTCCTGAGGTAATCGACACGTCATGAATAGTAACGTCCATGATGGTCCCGCCTGCGGCGCTGGCTGGCGCCTGAGGGAATGCTTCCGCACTTATTTTGCTACCCACAAAACGAGCATTGTTTACCGTCAAGCCCTCAGTCATGGCGGCTCTAGCTCCGGCAGAAATATCTCCCGCATTAATTTCTTCGCCAGACTGGATGCGATTTAGAAGTGCAGTAATTTCAGCGTTATAAGACTCAACGTCACCACTGAGTGCGCTTGACGGATCAAAAAACTGAGAGCCGGTAAGCTCCTTAATAATAAAATCAATACGCTCAAGATTTTGCGCGGAGTTTCTTTGCTCAGCAGGAAGGTCAGCTAAGCCTATAAGCTCATTCGTGTACTCTGCATGAAGCTCTAGACGCTCTTCTTTCTCTTTGTCTTTTCTCTCTCTTTCTGCCCGTGCAATATTTTCGTCAGTTGCGGCTTTTTCTCGTTCTCGCTGAAGCTTTAAATTTTCAGCTTGCATGCGTCTTATTTCTTGATCAGCCGTTCTGGCTTCGTTGTCCGCAATGCGTTGCTCTTCAGCTCTTGTTTCTGCAAGCTGATTTGCTCTTTTTGTTTCGGCAAACTTCTCTTTTTCAAGATTGGTTTGATCAAGGCGATAGTTAGCCATATCCTCGCGCTCTTGCTCTTGGATATCTCTTAGTCTTGCCCTGTCCATTGCATCGGACATAAGCCCGAAACCGCCTTGGAAGCCTTCAGCAAATCCAGAGTAATTAGTCGCCATGCTTCCCCCTTAATCGAATAGCTTGTTGAGCAAGAACGCCACACCAAGCCCTATGGCTACTGGTGCCGCTAAAGCACCTACACCGGCAAGTATTCCAGATGCGGCTGATCCGCCTGCGGCGGCACCAGCACCAGCGGCACCAGCGCCAGCGGCACCTGCACCTGCGGCACCTGCACCTGCGGCACCTGCACCTGCGGCACCTGCACCTGCGGCACCTGCACCTGCGGCACCTGCACCTGCACCAGCCGCGTTAGCCGCAACAACTGCATCTCCAGCAACCTTGGCATCAGCCGCCGCCTTAACTGCGGTACCTGCGTCAGTAATAACCTTTGCGTCTTTGACTGCATTTGCTGATTGAGCCAATGCTCCTCCACCACCCTGCGGAGATAAGAATCCTTGAGCCGCGTTACCTGTAACGGCAGGCACGTCTCTCAATGCGGCAGTTGCGTTTGATGCTTTAGCCATTCCGGCCATCCCGCCTGTTGGCGAAACAAATCCTGTAGGAGCCGCTGGGATCGCGCTACCTGCTGTTGCCGCCTTGTAAGCCGCTATAGCTTTTGGCGTACCAACAGAGGCGCCGATACCACCAAAGGTTCCGTACATCTGCATTTGCTGAGCTTGTCTGGCCTGTTCTAAAGCCATGCGTTGCTGGTTTTCTTGAGCCTCCAGTTTTGCAACTGCCGACATGCCTTCCTGCGCCCTCTGACGCAAGCCAAATCCAGTGCCAATAATCGCCATTTATCTACCCACCTGTTGCGCTTTCGAGGTGATGCCACCCATACCACCAAGCAGTGCTAATCGGCGATCTGCATCACGCATTCTTGTAGCGTTAAGACCACCTACCAAAGCAGAGGTCATCGTGTTTTGATCCAGTTGCTGAGCGTCTACGCCATAACGTGCCGCGTCACGGTTCATAGTTCCCTGAACATTGGCGGACGACGTGTCTATCGCATCGCGAGTTCTTTGAAGGTCGCCTGCAAGCGCTTTAGTTCCAGTCGCCGTGATCTCGCTTGCCAAGAAATTTTCGATGGGCGCAAACCGCGTCAAATAGTCTTGTGTCTGCGCTCTAATCAGGTCAGCGAACAGCTTATCGCCCGGATTTTCTTTCGGATTCATGCCTGAATATCTATAAGGATTGATGCCTGCGTAAGGGTTACCCATGCCTCCGGCATAGGTTGGCGTTCCCCTGTATGTTGCATCGGGATTAGGAAAGAAAAAGTCCTGTACTTGCGAAAAGTTAGGATTGCCAGATTGTTGTAATCGATCTAAAAAGTTCCGAAACATTTCTAGCCCCCGTAATTCTTATTCAAACCGAAAGCGGCACCTGCGCCAGTTCCAGTCACAGTTCCGGCAAGATTTCTTAAACTGCTGGAAGCGCCAAAATCACGCTGTGCTTGAGCTGTCACTCGATCCATCTGATTCTGAGCAAGCTCCATCTGGCCCTGCATAGTGTCGGTAGCAAGCCCTTGGCCCATCTTCACGATATTTGCTAGACCTTGATAAGCCTGATCTGTGTTGCTCAGACCTGCGTCTGACATGGCCTGACCTACGCCTCGAGCCTGAGCCGCTCGAAGAGCCGCTGACTCGTTTTGATAGGCGCCCATAGAGGGATCTAGTCCGCGTTGCATCATTGCCGCGTTTTGGAAGTCAGCCATTCCTGTTTCATAAACACCTGCCGCTTGAGTAGCCGCCTGACCCATAGGGTTCTGATAAGCCTGCTCGCTAAACTGGTTAAGAGTGCTTTGAATGTAGGAGTTTTCTAGCGGAACAAAGATTTGACCGTAACGCTGTAAAGATATAGCCGCCTGTTCAGCTAGGGCTTTCTTGCTCTCTAACTCTTCGGGTTTTCCGCCGCCGCCACCACCGCTCATATGTCACCTATAATCGTTTGTTGACTACGACGTATTTGAAGTCGTAACCAAAGCTTTGTGCTAATTCGGACAACCCACTGTGAGGCGTCCATATTTCAATCGATTCATGCCCAGTGTTTCGGGCTAAGGTTTCAAGTTCTTCAGCGTAAGTGACCGCACTTTCTGGGATAGGGTCGTAGGCTATCCATATCAGCAACTTACTAGTTTTCCGAAAAGGAATCGGAATACTTTGAAGTACGCAAAACCCAGTGCTTGTCCGTGCGGGGTCCACCATAAGGTGGCAATCACCGTTCACGCATGATGCGTAAACGTCTTCCGGTCTCCAGTCTGGGTCCACTTGCTCGTGGATTTCCATGAGACCGTTTTTGATGACATCCCAGTAATCCCGAATGTCAGCAAACTCTAATGCCATTTTATATCACCAATACACAAAATTCCAAAGAAATCAATACACTAGCGCATACCAATTATCATTCCTGTAACTTCACCAATACTGTCCAAAGAACTTCCAGTATCAGGGGAAGTTACACCCGAACTGCCGTATCTAGTCATTTCTAACTTCATGTCTGCGGCGGCAGTAGTTCTGTTACCCAAGGTTCCCGAAAGAGAGAAGGGCATATACAGGTTGGTTGTTGCCTTCACTCGCGTTTCACCAACAAGGGTCCAGCTTCCTCCGGTTGATCCGGTTGTCGAAATCGAGTTGCCGGTGGTGAAAGCACTGCCAGTGACTAACGTGTAGTAAATTGTTGTGGCACCCGACGTTGCGTTGTACGTGGCGCTGGTTACGGTATGAGACTTGTTACCGGACGTTATGGTGCTACCAGTTCCAACAAGACTTGTTTTGTTTCCGCTGATTTGAATGTAGTAGTAGGTAGTTCCGCCGCTTGTAAATGTAGCGGCGCTGAATGCAGTTCCAACCGTGGTGCTTGACCCGCCGCTAGATGCCGTTTTCATGTACATCTTGATGGAGTACGTCTTGCTGGATGTGGAGCTGAACCAGCCCGAAGCTTGCGCGTAAGGAATGTGGCCCACAGTAGTGTGACTACTAGCATCAAGGCTCTCTTCTAAGAATTTAAGAGTGCCTCCATACGTGCCGGTATAAGCGCCGCCTCTAAAATACTGGGTAGTAGTGTCTCTAAAGTTGGTCATGACACTAACGTCGCCAGTAAGCTTGTTGGCGTAAACGGTTGTGCCTTCCATGATGCTGGCTGAGATAGTGCCGGCGGTAATCTTGTTAGCGTTCAAGCTACCTACCTGCAAGACACCGTTGACCGATGTCAGCGTTGTCCCATCTAGGTTCAATCTAGACGTATTCAAGGTTCCGGTAGAAATCGTGCCAGCATCAACACTGGCGATCTTCGCGTAATCGATGGTCGCATCTTCAATGAATGCGTTTGTTATCGAACCATGCCTAATAAACGCGGTATCCATGTAGACGCCGGCTGGCACAAGAGTAGAGCCGTCGTCATTCAGGATTGCGTTGGCCTGAACAGTAAA